AACCTGCCCATCAGGAGCTTCAGACCAAGCCCCGCCCGTTTGTCCATCAACCCCGTGGTACAAGCTCTGATTGCTAAAAGTAGGATGGTTAGGCTTTTTGTACTGATCTAACCCATGCCCTCTAGCATCTAAGCCTGCACCAGATTTCCAAAATCCTTTCAGGTCATAGTCATACAGGTCTTTTACCTTTTCTCCAGCCCACTCCTTAAAAGCACGCTCCTCCTTGGGGGTTAATGGTGTGTTATATCTATCTGAAAAGTCATACGGGTCTTGTGTTACTTTACCGCCTTTAGCGTAGTCAAACCGACCTCCCGCGCTCTTGCGCTGCGGAGTGATCCCGATCTTTCTGCTTTTCCTCACGTCCGTGTGCGCGTTCACCATCCTTCATGACGTACTCTTTAACTGCATCGAAGCCTACTTTGAAGCCTTCCTGCTTGTCCTTGGCCCCTTGAATCTGGAGTTTGGTTTGATTATCCATAATGGCAATCTCCTTATCCGCTTGGATTTTGGCCTGCTCAATCTGCGCTTTCATCTGTAGCTCCTGCTCTTTAAGCTGAAGCTCTTTCATCTGCATCTGCATCACGGGGTCTTGAGCCTGCTGCTGGGCTTGTTGCGCCTGTGCCTCGGCCTGAGACTGCTGTAACGCCTGCTGTGCGGCCTGTGCCAATAGCGGAGCCACCCTTGCTTCCAATTCTGGAGGCATATCTTCGTCGGGCGGGGGTAGAGGTACGCCTAGCTGTAACTCAATCTGCTTTCTATACGAGAACCCGATATGCTCCGCGATATGCGCCTGAAACGCCTGCATAATAGCCTGCGCTTGAGGATTCTGGCCCATCTGAGCGGCCACTTTGGGGTCTTGTATGAAGGCATTATGCACAGCCAAGTGCGCGTCATGGTTCTGCTCGATGAACGCTTTCGCTGGTTTCATCTTGATTAACTGCATGTTCTCCGTAACAGGATCGGTCGGCTTGAGGTCATCATCCACCTCAATGATTTTATCTGCGTCACGTATACCCATAACGTCCAGCATCTGCCTGTGTAGCAGTGGGAGGTTATAAATCTGCGGAGCCATCTGCGCTAGCTGTATCGCGGCTTGGTACTGAATGATCCTCTGCGCCATTGTCGTAGCGTTAGGATCAGATACTGGGATTATGTCAGTCTTCTCATAGTCCTGCTTTTTAGCACTAGCAGGGGCTACGTCATCCGGGAGGTATGAATAGTCAGGGGCGGTGTAGTCCCTTATCAGGGCCGCAATCAGCTTGAACTCCTGAGCCATCGACGCATGAACCCGCGCCTGCACTGCCGACATAACCTTCAGAGTGCGCTCTAGGATCGCCAGCGTCGTACCGACGGGAGCCTCACCATTCATCTCGTTGAGCTTAACATCAGCCACGGCTGCTAGCCTGCGGCCCTCCTCCACTACGTTCTGCAATAGCTGGAACAGCGTAGCACTCGGCTCCTTGTACGGCAGAGGCATGATGTTGTCACGCATCGCTCCGCTGGGAATATCCACATCCCTGAACTCACCCGGTGCTATGGGTGTGTCGTCGCCTTTTACTCGTAGCCCAGTGGTCTTGAACCCACCCGGCAGGTTACTCAGCGTGCCTGCATCTATTAACTGACGAATTATCGAGGTAGCTGACTGGGTAGCACCACCAATAAGATGAATGAGACCGTATCCATACGCTCCAAAACCCGGAATGTACGTATACTGAACAATATGCTGACGAGGCTGCTTAAAATCATCATGCTCTTCATAGTTTCTCCTGACAGCCAGCACCTCGCCCGTACCCCTTTCGAGGGTTACAACATAAGGCAGAGCGATACCTGTCTCTTCACCTGTTTCTGGATCAACGTCTTCAAACCCCGGCAGATTCAACTCGACCTGCATCTCAAGCAAGTTATACCTATCGTCGTTGATAGCACTGAACCCAGAGTCGTCGTCCTTGCGCTTCTGAATACGGTCTATGTCTCTCGTCGGCTCGTTCAAGTCTATGTCGCGGTAGAACCCACTGTGCTGTAGCTTCTTAACCTCGTTCTTGGTCTTCCGCATGCTGTGAGTGATGCGCTCAGCAGTGTTAGCACTGCTAGACCCGTAGGGCAGGTAGATGTCCTCCGCTGGCACAAACATCGACGTAGGGCGGTTCAGCGTCGGGTCAAAATACACCTTCTTGAACGCAGCGCCCGAGAGAGACAGTGACCACAACATCTTTTCATGCTCTGGCCGAAACTCCTGCATCTGCTCAGTGAGCTGATAGTTCATATCTGCAACGACTCGCGCCGCCGCCTGCTCTGTCTCTTTATCCGTTTTACCAATGATCCGCGCCTTGACTGGCCCTTGTGCTGGGAATGTCTCTGAGATCATCTCGCTCTGGAACCGAATAGCCGCTTCTGTCAGCATGGGGTGGAATACTCCACACGCTCCGTTCCAAGGCTCAGTCCTTTCTTCCAGCTTCAACCCAAGCAAGTCCAGCCCGTCTACATAGGTCTCTTCCCACTCTCTACGCGCTGCCTTGTCGTTACTAAAATCATCAAGCAAATCCGCAGACAGGGCTGCAAGCTCTGACTCATCCATAAACTCAGCGAGGTTAGCATCAAAGCTAGGCGCTTCGATTTCTGTAGTTTCTATGGAAAATACCTCCTCACCGTCTTCAGGCCCAAGAATAATCTCTACAGGCTCTTCTTCGCTCTCACTCAGCAGTGGGCTTTGAGCACGGAGGTTCTCTTCTATGTAACCCTGTAGGGGGCTTTGCTGGGGAGCGCGTTCTATGGGCATGTGGGGTTCCTGTGTTCGTGGGAGGCTTTTGTGGGTGCTACCGTAGGGTATCTAGCAACTTCTCAATGTAATGCAGTGCCTTCTCGTAATCCTGTCGCGCTGGATTATCAGTCTTAGCTCCTGCTCGCATGAGGTATTTTATAGCATTTCCCCTGTAAAATCCGATAGCTTCGGCATGAGGCAGCGTATCTATCACATCCCACGGCTGAATGGATTTGGTTTTGTAGTGGTCGCCGCCTACCTGCCGAGCGTGGGTTTTTTGTTCTTGAGTGTTCTGTTCTTGAGTTTTTTGCTTTGGTGGGTTGTATAGTTTCGCTAGATCGCTCAGGTTATTCTGGAGTTTGGTTCGCACTACCTGTGCGTGCAACTCATCTGGGGACTTCGCTTCATCTCTTTCTTTGAAGATCGCTTCAAACTCTTCTAGTGTCATTCGTTGTTTCCTCATCGTTTGTTTTCTTGTGTGTTTTTGCTTTAGTAGTAGGCTGCTCGTCTACTTTTGTACATCCATTCGTCTTCGTAATCATTCTTATCATGCTGCGTTCCAACGAATCCGCCAGCACGAAACCTAGACAGAGCAAGAGAAACGCAATCCACAAAGTCATCGTAACGACCGGACGGGAAGGATGCGACTTCATCTATCAGCTCGTCTGCCCAGCGCTTGTTCGGTGCCCATACTTTACCTGATGCAAAAATATCTGAGATTGCGTTAAGTCTTGTTATCTTGTCATTACCCCTAGAGGGTGTGTACTCCTGCACTGGTATGCCCGTTCTACGCAGCTCGGCTATCAGCGGAGCACCGCTGGCCTTTTTCTCAATAATGACGCTATCTGGCTCCCATTCCTTGTACAGCTCCAGCGTGCGGGCCTTCAATTCAGGAAACTCCAGCTTTTCTCGCCACGCATTAAGCAGAATCAGGTTAGGCTGGTCGCCATCTTCAGGGTTATCCCACACGCCAAAAAACACCGCAGCACTGTAGTCAGCACTCTTTTTAGCTTCAAACGCGGTGTCCATAGCCATAATAATGTAACTAACACTGGGCGGGTCTTCTCTATCCCACATTTGCCAGTCTGCTCGCTTTATTATAGCGTTTTCGTCACTTGTTGGGTCTTGTTGGTACTGCGCCTGCCATTTACCTGTCGGGAGTTCTGCACGGATGGCCTCCAGCATCTCTTTTGACCAATACTCAGGCCATAGTGGATTGCCAGACGGCAGGATGGCGGGAAACTCAAACACCTCCCACTGATCTGCACCCTCTCGCTGGCTGGCTGTTTCAAGAATCTGCCCTGTAAGATCGCGGAGACTCCATCGAGTCTGAACAACGATTATCGCCCCGCCCGGTTGGAGTCGCTGCCGTGGGCCTGTAGTGAACCACTCATATACCTTATCATATATTCCGGGGTTAAATTGCGCTTGGAGTGCTTCATTTTCTGTATGTGGGTCGTCAATAACCACAACGTCAGCACCGCGACCAGCAAGAGCAGCCCCAACGCCTGTAGCATAGTAGTCGCCACCGTAGTTGGTATTCCATCGTCCTGCCGCTTTTGAGTCTGATCTGAGTTCGACATCGGGGAAAATCTCTCTGTATTCCTCTGTTTCCAGCAGGTTTCGCACCTTTCTACCAAAGCCTTCTGCCAGCTCAGCCGTGTTGCTGATCTGCATTATCTTCTTCTTTGGATACTTGCCCAAGAACCATGCAGGGAACAGAAACGACGCAAACTCTGATTTTGTATGTCGTGGCGCTAGGTTGATAATGATTCGGCGCTTTTCTCCCTTAGCTACTGCCTCGAACAACTTAGCGATTCTACGGTGATGAGCACCGGATATGAAGTCAGGCCACTGAGATCGCACGAAAGACAGAAAATCCTCCTGTGCATCCTCTCTCTTTTTCCTTCTAGTAAGCTCACCTACGAGCTTTTCTATCTTAATCCTATCCGCTGGGCTGGCACGTAGCAGCGCCTTTTGAAGCACCTCTGGGGTTATCTCCCCGGTGGCTTTGCTATTCTCCTCGGCTGCTTCGCCATTCTCCGCATCACTCATCTTCCCACTCTCCTTCTATCACCTTCTCCTCAGCCTTGTTTGTTAGCTTCTGGATAGTCTGTAATAGCTCGGCTTCTATTTCGAGTGTTGTGCGGTTGTTGATGTTTATTTCCTGCACATCGCTATGCAGTCCAACCATTGAGGTCTTTGCTAGTGCATCTAGGGCGGGCTTTGATACTTTTGGGTCTATGTCGTTTGCCTGCTCGAAGTATTTCTTCATCACAAAGTTCTGCCACTGCTCCTTTGTGACAGGCATTGCGCCTTCGTATCTTTGCAGGGCATTTTGAAGAGACTTCAGTGCAGGGGCACTGGGAGCGGAATGAATTATTACTTCCTGCTTTTCTGGTGACGCCTTTATCTCCTCTATAGCCGTCTTTATCCATGCACTCTCCGCCCTTTTAAGCGGGCGAGTCTCGTCCTCAAGGAACAATGCAGGGTCAGGCATCCCCTCTACAGGGACAATAATAGGAAAATCGTACAGAGTATCGGCTAGGTCATCCATAGCATAAGCAGGTATAAAACCAGAAATCGGAGAGTAGCGCGGGTAAAGTCCAATGTCAATAGGGTTGTAAATTTTTTATATGAAAAATTTTTTGGGGCTGTTTTTTAAGCAGTGGGGGGTGTTTTTGTAGAAAAAGGGTGTAGCACTACTTCCGCTTTTTTACGCGCAGCGGCAGCTTCTTCTAGCGTTGCATACCCTCCTAAAAAATAATGTTTTTTGTATGCAGTGATAGTAGCGTAGTAGCGCCGCCGTTCTGCATCGTACCTGACCCCAATGACACCTAGCTTGTTTTTCCTGCTGGGCCTTTTGTTTTGGCATTGATCCATTTGGTTGTTTGGCGCTAGGCGTAAGTTTCTTAAGGAGTTGTTGTCTGGATTTTGGTCTATATGGTCTATTTGACACTCAGGCACTATTCCGTACACATACAACCATATTAGTACATGCGCGGCGTAGCGCTCTTTGTCTATGCCTATCACCCGCCCCGTAAGATTCCCTTTCGCATAGTACAGTGTTCCTGCTCGGCTCCCTACACGCTGGGTGTTTCCTTTTACTTTTCTGGTTAAATATCCGGTCTCTGTGTCGTAATCAAACATGTCATGTAACTGTTGCTGGGAAATTTTTTTGTATTTGCTGGCTCGCATGGTGCTACCTCCG